GGAAATATAACCTTTGATACCATCGTATTCAACAGGTTGTAGCAATTCAAAATCATTCTTGTTCATCGAACAACTTGCGATCCTTGTTCTGTGGTTTTGGTAATCTGAACATCTCTTTGAGATCATTCAGTTCATTCAGTTGTGTCTGCAGTCTATCAATTTGTGCCTGCAGAATCTGAAAATTCTGATCGTTGTTGTTCTGTACTGAATTTTGCATCTGCAGCATATTCTGGATTGCTGCTTTGAATTCCTCTTCGTTCATTGTGAATCAAATTAGTAAGTTGCCGTTCTAGTTCGACCTCAACCATGATAAGTTTATTAATCATGTAACCGTGATAGTCAATGCCATCAATCAGTTTGGTCACAGTATGTATATCCTGTAATGCAAGCAGGATTCGCTCTTTTTTATCCATCAAAATCTATCAGGAAGATGATTATTATAACCGAGCATGTAATTTTTTAGTTCTGCGTAACGTGCTCGATGCTTTTCATGATAGTCTGCTAGCTGTTGAATAACTACTAGCATTTCTTCATATACGTATCGTGGATCAGTATTGTCTCCAAAACCATCTTGAAGATAGTCCTCGATACATTCTTGTAATCGATCCCTACGATGTTGTTCATAGGTGGTATCAGCACCAACAATAGGACTGCTCATAAAAATTCCTCATTACGACGACGGTCTAAGTATTCAATGATCTCTCCACGCCATTCTAGCAGTTCATGATAGCATTGCTGATCATGTGCATCCTGACGTAGTTCGTGATCTGGTTTCAGAACACTCTCATAAAAAATAAAGAATGCGTCTTTGCGTTTTTCTTCTTTAGAAGTGTCCCAATTCATAGTATAGTCGGTTTCTAGTGGTTTACAGTGGTTTAAGAGGAAATCGAAACAAATTAATTTTCAAGTGGGGGACCAGCAGGACCCCAACCATCATCTTCAGGCACACAGTCGTCTTCGTCTACCTGATCAATTGATCCAATGTCACAAACTGGCACCTCATGCTCACCACCAATCAAATACCATGGCATAATATCTCCATGGTATTCAGGATGGGCAGCATATTGTGTTGTGTATTCTTTATCACCAATATACTTGATCTGATCCTCAGGAATTGAATTCTCCCTTAAAATAGCTTGGATCTGCATATGTGTGAGTTCTGGTTTGGTAGGAACCTTCATAGTTGAATGCTAGATGAGGTCATCCTATCACACCATCGATGGCGTGTCAACCCGCTGGTGGTGTTGGATCTGCGTTAACGTATGGGATGCCACCATTAGGTTTGATCACATATGCTGGAATGTGATGGTCAGCATCAGGGCAGTTCTGTGGTTGTGGGAACCAGTCGTAACAACTGTCCACTGCAGTCTGCTCATTAGGGAAATAATAGTATACTGTCTTTAGTTCAAAGATTCTATCGATCTCTGCTTCTGGCATAATATCCTCATACCACGCAAAGACTTCTGCTTTCTTTGTAGTAGACAGTGTGTGATACTTACTGTTATCAACAACAATGACACACTTATTAGCTACAGCAGCATAGTCTGCTACTAGCATTGCTTCTGTTTTGGGATTAAATGAAATTAACATTATCCGATCTCTCCGTCTTCAATCATTTCTAGAACAGTATCAAGGGAAGCATCACCTGTTGCTGGTTTGTATACCTTGGTAACAGGCATGTCATCGATTGCTGCTGTAGAGATTGCAATTGCAAGATAATTAGTAATTCTATCCGCGAACTTACTGTATACTACCTGATTCATTCTATAGAAATGATCATTTTGATCAGATAGATACTCCTTGCCATCTGCCATTGCTTCATGCTTAGATGGTGTTACTGGGAACACAACCATGTTAGCAGCAATCTCTTTTTGTTCTTCTGGCATATCTCTTAGCTTCGCACGATATGCTCTCCAATTTGTTTTTTGAGCATCAGTGAGTGGTGCATCACCTAGTTGTGTCCAATCACTGTCACTAAGTAAGAAGTTTCTGATTAGTGTGACCTTATTCCAGTTAAGAATAGCAGACTTAGCAAACTGACCTGCTAGTGATCTCTCTAGATCATTCTCTTGTCCTACTCTATACTCTGTATACTTCTCCATGAGACGAGTACATAGAGTATCAATTTCAGTGGGGAAAGGTGATAAGTCAAACTGATACGAGACCCATTTGTATACACCAGTCTTTTGCTGACGTTGATACTTGGTCTTGTTCATCTTTGTAGTACCATCTTTGTACTTAACAAAGACTTCTAACTTATCTTTATCAGAATCCCACAAAGGATACAGGATAGGAACAATGTTTGCTACCCAATATTCATCGTCAAATGTTTTGATAACAC